TCGGTCTAATTTCAACATCGTCTAAGGAAGACTACGCAAAGTTAGTATTTCATTATGCGCCGACTGGTACCATTATTGACGAAATTCCAGACGAATGGTATAATGAACATATTCTGGTAGTCAGAAATATATAGACTAGGATGTTAATTGAAGAACCAAATTATAAGATGGCAAGTAGATATCTGGAAATTCTTGAACGAAGAGATAAAGACAGATGGTCAAAGGACTCTAAGAAGCAGACAGAAATTAAGGCTACTCAGGGAGATATAAAGTTAGAATTTACTATCGTGGAGTAATTAATGAAATTAGAAGATATGACAGATGAAGATATAGCTAAAGGAAAGGGTATTTCCAGATGGCAGTCTAATTTCTTGACTAGGTTCGATGATGACCTGCTCATATTTAGAACCGGAGTAGGTGCAGGAAAGTCAGAAGGCCTAGCTATATGGCTCACGATGCAATGTATTCAGAAGCCAGGAATTAGAGGAATTATCATCGCACAGTCATATGATGCATTGGACAGGGTATTGGTAACCGCCATCAGAAAGAGATGCGTTATGCTCGGTGCAGATATAACATATAATAAGAACGCCAGAACTATTACATTCGGCAACGGTTCCATATTGATGGGTTATTCAGCGCAGAACGCGGTCTCTTTGCTTGGCTTAACTGAAATAGCAATTCTGGCAATTGACGAAGCAGCATATATTCCAGAAGAAGTATATAATTTCGCATCTGACCGACTAAGAGGTTCCAAATATAAGACGATGGTCAGGTTGATATCTTCACCTCAGTCGATGGCGGCCAATAACTGGTTCACCGAAATATGTAAGAAATATCCGGATAAGGTCATAACCGCGACATCTTTAGATAACCCGTTCACGAAGCCAGAATATAAGGAAGCTTTGAAAGAACGTTATTGCGAGGGTTCTGACCTATATCGTCAACAGGTATTGGGTGAACTATTTGATACCGACGTCGCATCACAGATAGTATTCAGAAAGGACTTTATTCAGAATAAGAAAGACGAAGATAATATAACGTATATGGGTATAGACTGTTCTGGTCTCGGAGCCGACTTTGACTGTTATGCAGTTATCGATAAATATGGAGTAAAGGAAATTCAGAAGAAGAACGATATAGATACATTCGGAAAGGCCAATTTGACATGTTCTTTGATAGATAAGTATAACGTCAAGGAGAAATGTGTAGACGCGACTGGTGGATATTCTCAGGGTCTTCAGGACGTGCTTAAGGAACGAAATATAACTCTTAACCCAATTAATTTCTCTCAGAAGGCGTTCGATCCAGTTAAATATCCAAATGCAAGAACTGAAATGTATATGGAATTAGCTCATCAAATTAGGAACGGGTTCTGGGTACCAGATAGCGTCAGAGTAGAAATACTGGCAATGCAGTCGGCCATCAATAATAAAGGACAGATATTCTTATTACCGAAAGATGACGTTAAGAAGATAATTGGACATTCACCAGACGAGGCTGACGCGGTAGCTTTGGCAGTATATGCAATGAACCATTATGGAAAGAATTCTGATATTACCGACGATAAGAAAGCTGAAGATATAGCCAATATATATTTATCTTATTATCGAATATATAACTAAGCAACGAACACGTTATCATAATGATATAGAATATCGCCGGATCATGATAACTAATGCTGGCAGGCAACAGAGAGAAAGATATTGCAGGCCTGGCGGGCTTGAATTAATTGAGAACTGCGAGCCCGCCAAGGCCGATAATTTCAAAGGTTGGGATATTCATCACAGGCCAGAAATACGTGATGGTTATGTGAATTCTAAAGAAGAACTTATTATGATGAATTTATATTATAATAGACCACATGAAGAACTCATATTCTTAACTCGTTCTGAACATATGAAATTACATCATTTGAAGAATATATCTGGTTATTCACAGAAATATAAAGAAAGGAATTAATATATGATCATAGCAAAGGACCTTATTCATCAGGCACTTATGCGTGCCAATATGGAGACTCAATTAAAGCCCGCGGATGGGTCTCTTTATGAAGACGGATATAGACTACTTAAGGGCATAACATCAAAGTATAATAACGATGACCTCTTATCGTTCACAGAAGAGACCGTAATATTGCCGAATGCTGAAATTATTCACATATATGATGACTACGACTCTCTAATTGGTGAACACCGTCATATCTTCAATACAGTAATAGAAATGAATATATGGCTAGACGACGAAGCAACAGAACTGAATATCAATGATATCATCTTCGTCGTAGCAAATAAGAAGCTATATATCGTCAATGAAGACCTGACAGTTAATGAAGAAATTCAGGAAATTCCGCCGTCTCAGGACTATCAGGAATTGCTCGCATATACCAATATGAAGCATATCAAGGTTAAAGAGTGCTGCAAGATCAACGCGTTATATCTTGAGACCAAGACGCCAAATTCTCTTCATCGTCCATTGGAATTCGAACCTAAGAATAAATTTGACGAATACGGAATTTCTACATGTGTATATACGGTAGCGCAGAAAGCTGAGAACGAATGGTTAATTCAGTTGAAGCCAGGGGTCGCCAGAATGAATTATTTCCTCAAATTGGTATATAACCGCGGGTTCGAATACGATATGAACGATCCGTTATATATTCCAGATGCATATATTGAACTCTTAATTACTGCATTAACTCATAAGCTCGCTTTGAAATATCCTAGGATGAACGACGCCCAGATGCAGAGACTCGAGAATGACGTCAAGGTAATGATCGATAATATCAGGACACCGAAAGCAGATATAAAGCCGGTTAAGAGAACTTCATATAGGCGCGGGTTCATGACCGGCGACATGCTAGTAGCCGGCGTAGGTATATTTAACTAAATTATAACTGAGGTATATAATGGCAGTCAAGACTATAACTAACATAGCCGGTGGAATTTCAAGAAGTAATATCGTCAAATTGGGTATCGGTGACTCATTAAATATGTACCCAGAAGTTCAGAATATCAATGAATATTCTAGTAATATCATCATGCGTTCAATTAAGGGTGAGACCAAGCTCGCGGATATTCCTGGAAGATGTAGAGGTCTTTATAGGGTCTCTAGGGGAATTAATGGAGAACCGGCATTATATGCGGTATATAACGATAAATTATATTTAATTAAGGAAGACGGAAATATTCACGTTATCGGAAAGCTAGATACTGTTAACGGTGAAGTTCATATGACCGAGACATCCGGATATGGTGAGTCTCATCCTCATCTTGCATTAGTTGACGGGTTCGACTGTTATGTAGTCAATACCGGACTGTCAGTTCCTAACCAGGTTAATGACTTTAGGCGTCTTGAATTACCGTTACGAGCCAATGAAAGCTATCAAAGAATTCAACCTACACATATAGCTTATCTTTATAATTACCTGGTAGTAAATGACTCTGGAACTGACGCATTCTATATTTCTTATCAATATCCATTAGATGCACCGCCAGAAGGAACTGACTTCTACGACGTATTTATGGTTAGAACCGAGCAATACTGGAATTACGGGTTCGCAATATATTCAGAATGGTGCCCAGATAATACTCTAGCATTATGTTCTAACGGTTCCAAATTATATACATTCGGTTCACGTTCTTGGCAGGCATTCAGTCATAATGACGATATTAATTATCCGTTCAGCTCGCCAGATAATGCTGCAGGTAATATTGGAATTAAAGCACCGAATTCTTTGGCAATGCTTGGAAATACAGTATTATGGCTTGGTTCTTCAGATATTGGAGAGAATGGTGTATTCATGGTTAAAGATACGACTTTGACCAGAGTCTCGACTAATGATATAGAACGTGAAATTGGAATTCTTAATAACCCGGAGAATGCTTATTCTTCAATTTGGGAAGAGAACCAGCACGTATTCTATTCTATTACATTCGAAGACTCAGATATAACATATGTATATGATATTACGGAAGGTTACTGGCACAGACGTTCATCTTATGACGATAATAATGACCAGAGGTTCTGGAGATATGGACATGCTACGTTCGCATATAACCGTATATTCGTCGGAACAGATAACGCATTATGTTATATGGACGAGAATAAATTTGAAGAACATGACGGAAGAAAGATATTGAAGATGAGAAGAGGCGGAGTAATAACCAATTCACATCAACCGTTCTATATCGACGCAATAGACATTATCGTCAATAACGGACAGGTAGGATATCCGGTAATTCCTGGTAATTTCTTAAGTCAGACTGGTATTGAAGGTAACCCGAGAATTTCTATCAGATATACCTGGGACGGAGCAACATGGTCAGACTACGGCGATACATATCTTGGGAAGGTCGGCAATTATGACTGGACAGCAACGTTCTGGCATCTTGGCATGGGTAAATACTTTACTTTGGAAATTTCTACCACCGAGAAGATACCGTTATCTATTGAGTCTTTAAATATTCAATATGAACCGTGTGCATATTTAACTTAATTATCAAAGGATAGAATATGGATATTAATTTAAAGTTAATTAGGTTCGATCCTGAATGTAACCAGAATTTCGAAGCATTCAAAGGCCAATGGGGACAGTATAATGACCGCCAGGCTTCATTCACGATGTTAAAGAATATTCTGGTTATTCATGTATTTAACGGTGCCAGATATGACGGACTTAAATTACCCGATGTATATGACGGTATAATTCAATGTAGCGATGGAAATATAATTCAAGTAAGAAATTCTACGTTATCATGTGAATTACCAGAAGATGTTAACGGGTTCGGAATATTGACATTAAAGAGAAAGAATTAGAATAAAGGAGAGCAATTTATGGATATCGCCGGAGCATTCGCAAGTCTAGTCGGCACCGCAGTTAACGCGATGACCGCATCTGACCAGGCGTCAGCAGAACGCAGAGCCAGACGAAAGGCCGCAGAGAAATTACTTGAACAGAAGCAAATTACTGAGTCTCAATATGATGACTTAATTAAGGACATCGATGAATATTATGCAGCACGGCAAAGTCTAGGCAATAAGGAAGATATTTCTACATATCGAGACCTTATGAAGGGATATGACCCGGATGAATATGTATTTGACTTAGATAAATACGGTTCGTTCGAGTCCAAATATGATAAGACCAAAGAAGACTTCTTGAACCCGTATTATAACCAAATTATTGGTGATACAGCTGCTACGGTTCAGAACACGGCAGCAGGAAAGGCAATGGGTCATTCTACTGGCGCAGCTAATGCTATAGCCAAGGCAGTTGCTCAGAAGGAAGATGAACTCTTTAAGACCGCGTTGAATGAATATAATATTGACCGTAACCAGTCATATAAGGAATATTCTGACTATATTACCAGAATGCAGGAACAGTTAAATGCTCAACGTGAAGGAAAGCAATATCAGTTGCAGCAATACGGTAACTTAGCAAATGACTACCTCAATACTCAAGACCAGTATATGAGAGACCTTATGCAGGCTAAGTCAGATAAATTGGGAACGTCTAACCAGTATGCGGTCAGCATGGCTAGCCTATATTAATGGAGGAATTGAATATGGCAAATGGAATTTATAACCCGAATAATATCAATTACGGCGCATTAGTCAACGCGGCAATTAACCAAGTTAATGAACGTGCAAAGAGAGAAGCCGGTTATGTAGGCGATATGGGTAAGGCAATTAATGAAGGTATTCAAGGCGTATTTCGTTCGTTCCAGGATGACGACGATAAATATGATGAACTTCTTAAGAAATTGCAAGAAGCAAAGAGACGTCGTGCATTACTCAATTATCAAGAAGGAGTATAAATGAGAACCAATGAATATTTAGAACTCTTAAATGAAGCTCAAGGCAAGACTCAGGATA